TGGAGCAAGTGCTGTAAATAATATGAACAGCAACGAACGTCAATCACTCTCCTAATTACTATGGAACTCGCTGGCAAAAAACTGGGACTTACCTCAACAACTGTTGGAGATATTGCCCGAGCAACACAAGAAAACCAAGCTGATGCGAACGTCAACATGTTCACTGAGGCTATGAAAGCTCTGAGTTCTTTTGTTGGACCTAGAGAAGGTGAATTCAATACTGGAACAGGCGTTCAACCAGAAGGAATGCATCCTTATCAACAGAAAAAGATCTTAGAAGATCTAATGAGACAAGAGAGACGGGAAGCTCAGCAAAAAGAATTGGCGCCAGGAATACGTGATCTTCTTTATAGAGGTAACACATTCCAAGAAAGCATTAATAAAATCAATCCTGTCGCACCTTACTATAACGATTTAAAAAATAAATACAGCGGCGAGGGTTGGGGACCTTAATGCCTAAGCGGATTAGCAAAGAAGAATTTGATGCTCGTTTTGGCAATAGCCGAAAAAGAGATGCTGGAGGCTACGAGGATCCTTCTCGTGCCAAAGAAGAGTGGGGTGCATCGGAAAGATGGAGAAGAGGTAATGATAAAGCAAGAATGGCAGAAAACGAGGTACCTCCTGAGCTCTTAAGAAGAGAAAAATATGCTAATTCCGTCATAGAAAATGAGGGTGAGATTGCACCTGGACTTCAAACTGATGCTCAACGGGCTTACATGGCTGGAGAGCTATTAAAAGCTCATAAAGCTAAAATTGTCAAAGCCCAAGCTAGTCCACCTCCTCCAACCGATATACTAAATGCTCCAACAAGTCCTGCGGCGCAAAGAGTTAGGACTGAAGCTCAATTAGATGATGATGCGTTGGGTGTTATTTATGATGATTTTTATAGTATGTTTAGTGAAGTAGACGCTGATTTTTCTAATGTAGGACCTGACAAGAGAGATTGGATTAGAGCTAAACAGATCGCAGATAATATAGATTCTTATCAATATTCTTTAAATAATGTTTCTGCGTTTGGAGGTAGTTCCAAGCCTTATCCTTTGTCACCTCAAGACAGCCAATTTATTGCTGATTTCTTGAAGAAACAGATGGTATATGACGACGGGGCTGGTACTACGGTTTTAGGGCGTGAAGGTGACGCAGAAGCTACTCGTCAATTCTATGACTTGCTTTATGACTTAGAAGTCGGTTCTGGAAAGAATACAAAGACAAGAAGACAGGTCAGTGACGAATTAGATGCTAAACGTTTTGCAGAAGAAGAAGCATTGTTTGCTGCAGAACAAGCTGCTAAAGCAACTCCAGTTCAGAAACAAGTTACAGATGATATATGGTCAGACAATTCATCTATAGATCCTAGGAATATTCCTGTCACGCCAGATTCTGTATCAAGAACTGATCTATGGGGTGGAGGCAGTGTACCTCCTGATCAGGTTTCTCCTAGTTCTAGGCAGCCATATATTTATCCTGAGGATTTACAATTAGCAGTTCGAATGCTTAATGAAGCTAAAGGAACTAAATCACCCACGGGTAATCGAATGGGTATGAAGTTTTCGCCTGAATTAATAGCTGCCTTACTGGTTCCCTCTGCTGTAGTATCACCTCTAGTTCTTGATGAGATAGGAAAACCGAAACCAAAAGATGAAAAAGCCTTACAAAAAACTTATTAAACTAAGCAAAAAAGCCGAGCAATGTTCTACTAGAGAAGAAGCTCAACTTCTCATTAAAAAAGCCAGCAAATGGCATAAAAAATTACAATCAATTTAATGAATTTTTATAGTGATCCAGCAGCTTTTCAGCTTGCTATTCTATTTCCGTTTATCCCGTTAATTTGCGTAGGAATTGTTACTTTCGTTTTAGGTTATGACATGCGTGATGACAACGATGATGACGATGATGACAGAGGTACTTTAGTTCCTGTGATGTATCCTGCCTCTTAATCGTCGATAGGTTTAAAAACTTCTACAAAAGCATGACATTTGGGACATGTCAGGATTGTTACGATAGACCATTCATCCATTAGTTCGGGATCAACTATTTTATCTGGACCACGATTGAGAGGAGTACTGCAATAAAGACAGTTCATATTTAAAAAAGCCTAATATTAATGTAGCTGTCAAAAATTAAATGGCTACTGAAGAAGTAATTCAGGAAGAACCTAAGAAAAGTATTTTCCAAAAAATAAAGGAAAAGATAGATGATAAGGAGGAACAGTTTGAGTACATCTCAGTCGCAGTAAGGCTTCTCGTGGTTTTCTGGTCCGGAGCCCTGGTGACCTTAAATTATTTGCCAAAGATTCCCGGCCTAACGTCAGGGGAAAAACAGGATATAACTTTTCCGGCTTCTCTCCTGGCTTCGTCGTTAGCAAGTTTTGGCCTGGAGAAGAGTGCTAAAAAGAAAGGCGATGGAACGTATGATGTGAATCCAGAAGACAAGCCATTAAGTAAGAAAGAAATGTTGGCTTTAATGTCAAATCAAGGAGGTGGCTTCCAGACAATTCGTGTAGAGACTCCGATTAAGATATTAGGTGCAGACGTTGTTGATTCTTCCAAAAAGGTTAAGTCATGACTTGTGAGAACCATTCGAATGTAGACGCCTCTCAGGAGACCCGCCTGACAGTGCAAGCTCTCAAAATCGAAAGATTGGAAGAGAAGCAAGAGGAGTTACGTGAACGCCTCAAGGTTGTAGAGAAGTGGGTGATCGGGGCTGCAGCAGTATTGGCAGCCGGAGTGACGTTAATAGGGTTTGCTACGAATATATCGAAAGCATATTTATGATCGAAAAAACGGTAGATCCACAATTAGTATTTGTTATAGGTAGTTTAGTAACCATTCTTTTGGGTGCTATTAGCTACGGAATTTATTTAACTCTTGGAAGTGGATCTAAAGATTTAAGAGATCCCATTGATGAACACGCCAAGATGCACGAGTTGGGTATAGCTCACGGACATCGAAAAAAATAATTACCTACTATAAGTAGAGACGTCTGAATTTTTCCCATGAAGCGCGTAGTATTACCAGCGCTGTTGCTCACATCTCTTGCAGCGCCTGCGATGGCAGATATAACGCATAGTCTGAGTTCTTCGGTTCAGTTAACCGTAGACGGCGCTAGTTCAGTGGCATCTCGTGTGCCAAGCACATACAGCGTTTCGGGTACAAATATAAAAGTTGGTACTGGTAATAGCGACGTATTCGGAGGCTTAACAGCTGGATCGGCTACTGCGGCACCGACAATGAAGGCCGGTACGTACGATTTGAATGTCTCCGGAAATCAATTCAGTTTTTCAGAAAGTTGGCTCCAAGGGGACGCCATACCTGCTATTAATGCAGGTTCAACTGTGTCAACCACAACCGGTCAGGTACAGTCCATTCCGGCATTTGGCTCAACTACAACATTTGCCGGTGGAACAAAAGGTACGTTAGCTGGTGGAGTCTCAAGTTTATCTGGTGGAACAGTTACTTCACTTGTAGCCGGTGGAGCCGGTACTACCGCTATTGGACAATTTATATCTACTCTTAATGTGAAGTAGATGGGCAATGTCTTCAGTATTCGTGAGACCGGTTGCCCCGATTGTTGGCGCAATGTGGAAATTAAAGTTTGCTGTACTTGCGGTGGCTGCTCTTGCCACACCTGTAAATGCGGTCCCAGTAGTACCGAATTTTTCATCCGGCCAGCTTACTCAGACTACGACATCGCGGTCTGTGATATCTGAGTCGATAGTCTCGGAAGATTTTGCGACAGGCTGGCAATATACTGTGTCCGGTACAGGGATTTCTTTAGATGGTGCATCTATCGAACCATCTGCCATAATCAATACAAATACAACTGCCGCGTCAGGAATAACTACAAAATGGACAGGCTTAGACGTGAACAACAAGCCAAATTGGACGCTGACTCAGCCAGGGGGTTCGTTCCAATTTCAATCCAGTTACTCCGGACCCGGACTCCAGAATCGCACGACCATAACGAGGACCATAGAAACGGACACAACAATAGAATCGGTTTCCGTATTTTCTCAGTGATACCAAGGGTTCTTAGCATTTTAATGCTATTTCCTTTTTGTCCTGTCGTCAAAGCAAGTGACGTGGGGGGAATATCTGCTACCTCTAATCCGGTTGCTAATTCATCCGGTCAAGCGAATGTCAATGCATACCAAGTGTTGACAGGAAATTTCATGCAATCAGGTTTTACTAATGGTGTTGTTTGCCAATCTGAGACATTAACAATATCTCCTTACGTGGGTCGTTCTGCAAATATTAAAGAACCTTTTTTCGAAACTTACGAAGATCCGGTATACGATGTTCGAGATTTAGATGGTGATGGTGCTCCTGATAATCCTGGAGATATCTTGTGGTACAAAACAGTACAAACCCTGCAGAAAGATAACTACTCCTTAAACATGGGAGTAACGGCTCAATGGAGTCGGCCACTAGATAAGGAGATGATGTCTCTTTGCAAGGACGCTGCTGCGACTGAAATTGCCTTAAGAAAAGCGACATTAAATTTACGGGTTTTAGATTACGAAATTTCTCGGCTCAAGCATTGTGGAAATTTAGCTAAGGAGGGCATAGTATGGGATCCGACCAGCAAATATAAAGTGATATGTGAGGACGTTTTATTAACTTCGCCTCCCGGAGTGTTATTAAATCACAGTCATTCAATTGATCCTATTACTTTCGATTCTTCCTCTGTTCAGTCATCCTCTCTCGAACAGACAGAATCTTCTCAGGTTTCTTCAGAATCTTCTTTAGAACAGTCTTCGTCACTTTCTTCGCCAGAGGCTTCACAATCTTCATTAGATACTGTTGGAGAGGTTGGCCCACTAGGGCCACCCCTAGAGTTGCGCCTACAGCTATCGAAGTAGTATTTAGGACGGTCGCCGGAGGGGGCGTGTAGTTATTGATGACATTGAGCAAAGCAATATCCTCGTACAACGTAATACATTCGCCTTCAGAGTTCTTCTCGTAGCCTTTTACAATCTTCGTACCATACTTACCGTATGCTCCTGGCGGGGGACTTCCTGGTCTGGGGCAGGGAAGATCAATGTCAACAGAGTTAATGGCGTTAACATCGAGATCAGGAAGATCAGAGACTTGACTTGCTCCCTCTGTATTGGATTCATCCGTTTCATTTTCGTTATCCTTAGATTTCGTATTTCCTAAACCACTGACGGCTCCCAAATTAGGAGTAGTATCCATCGGAATAACTACTAATTCTTTGCTTGGATCAAACTCAGGGGGATTGAAGTAGGGCATACCTGGCCCTGTACATAGCGTGAGAGTCCCTTGAGGATCGTCTTCTATTAATTTGTTATTACCTTGTGTCTCTCTAGCTTCGACGCAACCAGGCATCTCTACGGTTGGGAAGCCTATCTGCAGAGTCACAGGAGGGGCTTGAGGAATGCTTAAAGGTAAATCAATTGCCCACGTCGGTACCTGTGGAACGTATATCTCCCTGACTCCTATCCGAGGGACTGAACCCACTGATCTTACTTATTAACTGGCAGAACGCCCCCAGTGGTACTAGGAATAGATAGAAAACTACTAGTGCCACCAGAAGAACTACCACCGAGGCCAGGTAATGCACTCTTGATTTGAGATTCGACCAAAGGTCCGACTTGTTCAATTAATGCCTTCTTTAATTGTTCTTGAGTTGCTGGAGCTTTGAGATAAAAATAGGCTGCAATAGTTCCACCAACAAGGCTACCTGATAACGCTAAGCTTGCTGTCGCGAGAATAGTTGGAAGGTTTTTCATGGTTACTTAGGTGCCACTTCTAATCTTAGGCACTTTTCAGTAGTGAATGCAGAAAAATATAGATTTTATTTTTTAAGCTTGATGTAACTGAAACTTACGATTGACACCAGAACACTGGGGTTCATACGTGTTTAACCTTGTAGACCTGTCTAAAGGTGCTGCACGAAAAAGGTTTAAACAATCTATTAAAGACGAATGGAGGTGTTGTGCCTATTGCGGAATTGATGACTCTCTTCTGACTATCGACCACTTGAAACCTAAAAAACATGGTGGAGATAGTTGCAGAAGAAACCTTGTACCTGCCTGTCGATGCTGTAATACCAATAAAGGATCTCTCATGGATTGGCGTCTTTGGTACCAACAACAAGTGTTCTTTTCTAAAGTTAGAGAAAACAGAATTTTGGAATGGATGAAACCAAGACCAATGGAGAATCTTGAATTATGGTATGTAAAAAGGGAGGAGCATGAGAGACGATCTAACTCAAGAACAGCAGTTCATGCTTCAACGTATAACGTTGGAAATCAAGGATTACTCGAAGGAGGAACTTATAGAAGCATTGCTAAGCTGCTGGGAGGCACGATTCAGGCAGAAGCAAATCTTTCTTGCTAGTAGTCAAGATGCTGGATTTTCTTTCGCGTTTAATGATGGTATAGCTGTCATGCCAGAAGCTGCTGTTAAAGAATTTGAACAGTCCCATGGCTACAAACCAACATGGGAAGACGCGGAAGACTACATGGAATCGATTGCAGAGGAGGCTTGTATGGAGCTAGACATGGAAGCTATTGTTCTTGAACCTGAAGAATAACTCGTTACACTAATATTCAGATACGTATTTTTAAATGGAAACCCTCATAGCAGGAGCAGCAGCAGTTTTGGTGGGGATTTTTTCCGGTAGAGTAATTACCTTGAAGCAAGGGGAGAAAAAGGGAGTAGCTTTTCATGAACACAATGAGTTACTTCAAAGGGTTTCAGATATTGAGCAAGTCATACCAGCGCTAATTCCTCGTGCTGAAGTGCAAGATGCTATCAACAAGGTTCCTCCTTTGGTCATGGATGCTGTTAGAACGGAGATTAATAGTATTGGCTTATCGATGAATCAGAGACCTGCTCCTTCTCTTGGTGTAGGAGGGGTAGATTTAGCTCAGGTCAAAGCTGATACAGAGAAAATGAAACAGTTAAATGAGATGCTAAAGAACTTTGAACAATCACAGGGCAATGGATAATTTATTTAAGACCTATCAAATCGATGATGAATCGGCTGATACGATTGAAAAATACATTACAACCAATGTTGACATCCAATGGGGTTATCAAAATAATGTTACTTTTGACCGTCAGCATATAGAACAACAACAAAAAGAATATGACAAGTCAATTAAATGGAATTGGTGTCCCGGTTTTAGTACGAGGTTTGTCCATGAAGGAAAAACAAATCCTAAATGTGATACACGGTTTCCTTTCTACAAAGGATTGCAGTTGCCAACCATAAGAAAAACAATTGGTGATGCATATAAAGATTATCGTATATGGAGATGTCAGACATGGATATATCCCTCTGTTGCAGATGGTTTTAATGTTCCCCATTGTCCTCATGTGGATTTAACTACGAGAAGAAGTAGGTCAGAAGGTTCAAAGTTGTGTCCTGATAGTGAAGAAACTGGGGAAGGTAACTTAGTAATGCTGTATTACGTGAATGATTGTGATGGAGATAATTATTTTTACAAAATTAAAGATGGACATGAAAATGATGATGATGTAAATACAAACTATTACAATCCTAAAAAATTATCATTAGCTCATATTGAGTCGCCTAAAAAAGGTAAATTACTTCTGTTTGATGGTGATACGATTCATGCCAGTTCTTCTCCTTCTCAAAACTTGAGGATGACTTTGAATATAAATATTTTGCCTCCTAAAGATGATTGAATTACCTTTTCTCCATAACTTCTTTTATACTGATATCCCTAGTAATAAAGATGACCTGCTAAATGCAATAGAAAATGGCGAGCTAGATGATAACCAAGAGTTTGAATGGAGTGATAATTGCTCGATCCAATTAGAACGATTAAAAAGCAAGGATAATCTTAAATTGTTTATACCTTCTATTAACAATTATTTAAAAGAATTAAAACTTGGAGGCGGTAATGTTAACGTTCAATTGCATGGCTTATGGAGAAATACGTATCATAAACATTATTTTCAAGAGATTCATGATCACAGTCCTCATCATATTTCTGGAGTTCTTTTCTTAACTGACGAACAACCTGGAGATAGTCAATTTTATTTTTTCAACAAACAATATAGTGAAATACCCCATGCTTGGAGAAGGTTTAGACAAGAAGATAGTATTGTTTTTGGAGGTAGATACTGGATTAAAGCTCAAAGAGGTAGGATTGTTTTATTTCCTTCTTACTTAATGCATGGAGTGACTGTTCATAATTCAGATCATCCTAGGAAAACAGCTTCATTTAATTTTGATTTTGTATAGTTCTTTAGTTGGATCATAATAATGAAACCATCCAGTTGCTATATATTTATCTCCAATATTAGGGGTCACTCCTTGATGAGGATGTGTCCAATAAGAAGGCCATAGAACCCCTAATCCTTCTTCAGGAGTAATAGTTAATCTTTGCTCGGGAAAATTAGTACCACATTCTGCATTATTTAAATAAATCATCCAAGCCAACATCCTATCTTTAGAACCATCCGATCCTTTATCTATATAATTGGAATCATGTTCGCAATGTAGAGCACTATATCCTTGGCCTTCAGAATAATATTGTAAGTTATACCAAGGATGTAATTGCCATGGGCTGATGTTATTTAAAAAAGGATGGCTTTGTTTATAGGCAATAGTCATTTTATCTAGCGCTGATAAACATATAGGATTAACACGTTCGAATAAAGGATCTTGAACTTCTTCAAGCATGTTTGCAAAATCAATATAAATATCAGTTGATTCTTTATGTGACGTCTTATGTCTTTTTATCCAAAGATGAGATTCTTGCTCCTTAAATTCATCTATTATTTTAATTAAGTTTTGGCAATCTTCTGAAGATAAAGCATTTGGATATACCTCTATTTGATGTAAATTAGCCATTTTGTTTTAACTCTTCTGTCATCCCTTTGTGCCAATATTTCAAACCAGATAGAGCCCAAGGACCATATCTAAAACTTGCAGGATTAACGGCTTCAGCAATTTTAACATCTTCTAATGTTTTGTTTGAAATAAACTCAAAGGCATCATGAAATAAAGGCTCATGTATTGATAGATCCTTTGCATACTTCCAAAACGGAGTGTCATATTTAGAACCAAATTTATAGTGCCAAAGGATAAACGTTTGCACCTGTTTAATATGTTGCTTGATATCTATGGAAGCATGATGGGCAGCCCAACCTTTGTTGCCAATGAACTGATATGAATACCTAGCCCATGTTTGATAAGTTGAAATAGATGTGGATTCCATTGGTTCTAAAAAGAACAAACGATTCCCATTAAGAATGATTCGATTATTGATAACAGGTTTTTTAGCTACATAGTTCTTAAATGTCAAATGATCAGTGATTTTAACGTTAAAATTTTTGGTGAAATTTTTTTCAGCATCTTCCCGCGAGGTTATTTCCTTGTTATATAAATATCCAATAGACCTGTCATATGATGGTGATTCTTCATGGGTTGGAATGATAAACGTCCAACCATCCTCTGTTGCTACATGTTTAGTATATGGATCATTTATTTTAGACTCAGGCTTACCTAAGACAACCGCATTAACAGGGTTAATCAATTCATCGTAATCGTCAAAATTTGAAGGTCTCCCCCTGCAGTCAATAACATAATCTGCGTCTACTTCATCTAAATTATTAATTGCTTTTTCAACAACTTTAAAAGTATTAGATGATAAAACATATCGTTGCATTTCCGCAGGACAAAAATGTACTGCAATTTGATTACCAGGGAATGGATGAAATACTTCTTTATTAATCTTGCCCCAATCTTGATATAAGATTCCTAACTTAGGAGTGGCATGAATAGCATTGGAGTAATAATTAAATTCTTTCTCTAAAGCACTCCAAAGTAATTGAGGCTGTTGAGGAAATGTTGCTTGACCTACCTTTTCAGTCTCAGTATGAGGATCATGAATTAGTTCAATTTCGTCAATTCCTCTACCATTGCCTCGCCACTTATCCATCTTGGATTGCCAAGAATACTCTAAAGCTGAGAAGCATCCTGCATTACCAGCCCCAACGATAGAAACTTTAGTCATCGACGTACCTTTTTAATAGTGAGATATAAATTGGAATACGCAGCAATTACCAATAAGACTAATAGAAAAGTATTAACTGTCATCTGCCATCTCCTTTGGTAAAGGCTTCTTCATCTGGACCGGTGAATCTGTCGTCGGTTCCCCACCCATTTCTTTGGTACTCCATGAGGAAGAGGAGGCAGCATCCGGCGTGGGCAAGATGGGAGTATCCTGTCTCTGGGTCATTATCCTCTCCTCTCCACCAGGCAAAGAGGTGTCTACATAACGCGGCAAAGTAACGCCCCCACTCAGTTCCCCTACACCAGTTATTAGAGCTATACTTTCGAGCACCGTAGCCGAGAACGTCAGCGATGTCTCCAACAGCTTGCCAAGGGATGAGATCAAAACGAGTCTTTTCCATTTATAGTTCTATTTTGCCTAGGATAGAAAATGAAGCAAGTTCTATCAAGTTTTGAAAGGTAATTCGAGTTCTCCTTATCGGTGGGGACCTAAAAGTAAGTCAGGATTAGTACGGCAATACCTGGCCAAAGCTAGAAACTTTAATGCAAAAGCGCAACATTATGGTGGTAGTACTGGAGGAAGAAAAAGTATTGATCAAGGATCAGGAATATCTGTATTAAATAGACGTTCTGCAGAACAAGCAGCTAAGAAAAAAGTATTCGAGCAAGAGGTCAAGCCTTTCAGTGCAGGACAAGCTGCATGGGATGTTAAAAAAGAATTATATAAAGACTTAGGTACTTAGTTA